ACAGGTATCGCATAGGTGGTAGTACCTACCCCTATGACCTACCCACCTAGCCAAGTAGGCCGGTCAGTTCCGTATTTCGTAACAGAGGGTGCATGGTCAGGAGTCCCTAGCCATGGCCAATCAGTCGTTAACAGTTGCAACGTTCTGACCTGCACGTTTGTCGCTCAGGTCTCTGACCTGGCTTTTTAGGAATGCCAGATGAAGACCGCCGGGGCCATTTCGGATTTTTTATAGACCTGATTTGTCCCCAGCGCCACGCGCGTTAGTGCAGGCTAGGAGGTTCGATGGCTCGCCTTGCACCTACGTGCCCTGTACAAGCGTCTGTACGCGCTCTTAAGCCCTTCCGCGCGTGCGATCGATGCGGATACAGCAAAGACGGTTCTGTCATCGCTCAGGCGGTTTACCAGATTGATGTCACGAACGGAACACTGTATCTATGCGGTCACGACTTCAAAAAACTATATGATCACATCTTCGCAATGGGTTATGAGGTAACGCTCCTATGACTCGGAATACACCGAAATGGTAGGCAATGCCTCGCAAGCGTCCTACGCCTACGCCGCGCAAGAAAACCCTTAATGACCGGCGTACGGCTCTATGGCTGAAGCAGAGCGGCTTTTGCGCGCTCTGCAATAAGCCGCTGGACTATGAAGAGTCTTGCCTGGACCACGATCATTCTTGCTGTGATAAGCCCGTGCGCAATTCCTGCGGGAGTTGCGATCGTGGCGTTTTGCATGGAATGTGTAATGCTCTTCTGGGATTCGGTAATGACGATATCGAATTGCTCGAGCTGGCGATAAAATACCTTCGGGAGAGAGATATCTAATGCTACTGCTTATCATCCTTCTGGTTCTGCTACTGCTGTTTGCGGGTGGCGGCTTTGCTCTGCACTTCCTTTGGTGGCTCGCTATTGTCGCACTAATCGTCATTGTTGTCTGTGCCCTGACTGGCCGATTCTGATTTGGGCACAATTGAAGCTGGCGTACGTGAAACGCTACGCCGTGAAGGCATCGAAAACCCGTCCACTGCCTATGAATTGCTAGCTATTTTTCATGCGAAACGGCTAGATAACATAGCAGATGAAAAGAATCAGGCCGGGATCAGCCGGGAAATGAGGCTGTGCCTCGAAGAGATCAGGCATCAGCCGAAACAGACGAATGATCCGGTGGGCGCACTAGCTAGCCGGTATTAAGGACCGTGGCCGATGATCATTGGCGACCAGCGGCCACGCCTTCAGCACATACCGATTTACACAACGTCATCCGGTGAAGATGCTATTGAGCTGGCCAAGATTGCTGGCTTGTATCTTGACGACTGGGAACAGTGGTGTCTTAACCACGCGCTAGGCAGACGTGCTGATAACAAATGGTCTGCCTTTGAAGTTAAGTTGCTTGTAAGCCGTCAGAATGGTAAGGGCTCAATTCTGGAGGCTCGCGAGCTAGCAGGTCTGTACCTGTTCCCGACAGACCGCCTGCTTATCCATACCGCTCACGAGCATAAGACCGCTAGCGAGCATTACGAGCGGGTATGGAGCCTGATTCTGAATACACCCGACCTAGAACGGCGGGTAGGACGGCATAGCTCAGCCTATGGCCGTGAGTTCATACAGTTGATGCCAGGACCAACGATCATCCTTGGCGCTGGCGGGCGTGAGATTGTCCGCAACGAGAAATCGCGTCTTATCTTCATCGCTCGTACTAGCGGGTCTGGTCGCGGGTTTACCGGCGATTACATCAACTACGACGAAGACATGAAGCTGAAGGCCAGCCAGGTAGGTTCATCCCTGCCCGCGCTTGGCGCGCGGCCTAATCCTCAGATCTGGTACACGGGAAGCGCCGGTACCAAAGAGTCTGAACAGCTAGGCCATGTACGGCGCAGAGGTATTGACGGAACGTCTGAACGGCTGTTCTTTGCTGAGTGGTCGATCGACTGGCATAACGAGTATTGCGATTCGACTTGCACCATTCACGATGATCCGGAAGATGAACGTTCTGTAGCCCGTGCAAACCCGGCTTACAACATCCGTCGTATGCCTGATTCCATCGCGGCCGAACGTGACGCTCTTACGCCGTTTGAGTTTGCTAAGGAAATTCTCGGCGTTGGTGAATACCCCGCTCCGCTTGACGGCTGGCTTGTGATTCCGAAGAAATGGTTTACGGCCACCACCGACAAGACTGAAGAGCTGCCACGGGTTTCTAACCCGGTATTCGCTATTGAAGTTTCGCCAGATCGTAGTTCGGCAGCAATATCCGTTAGCGGCCTTCGCCCTGACGGCCATTTCGGCGTTCAGGTAGTCGATCACCGCGAGGGTACGGGCTGGCTTGCTTCCCGCGCTCAGGCAATCCAAGAGAAGTGGAAGCCGGTTTGCTGGGTTATCGACAAGCGCGCGGCTACCGGCACTGTCATAACAGAGCTAGAACGCGCTGGCTTGCCCATAGAAGTCATGCAAGCCGCTGACGTATCACACGCTAGCGGCCAGCTCTTCGACGCCTTCAGGGACGACACGATCAGGCACTACGGCCAAGCCTCGCTCCGCTCGGCTCTAGCAGCGGTTGATAAGCGTGTTCTGCTGAATAACTGGGCTTTTGACCGGATGAATTCGGCGGTTGACCAGTCTCCGCTTATGTCAGTCACTTTCGCGCTATGGGGGTACCTGAAGTTCGGCGTTGAGGCGGAATATGACATTTCCGAATCGGTGCATTTGGACCTTGACGAAATCTTGCGTCTTCTGCGAATGGGCGCGTATGGCCTCGAGGATATCCGTCGTCTTTACGACGAATCCCTAATCAACGATGAAGGCTTGAAGGAGCTGGCTAATGCAGGTTTTGCTGTCTAAGTTCCTCCCGGCCGCATACGCGCTATTGAACTCACTGATTTACTACGCGCTGATCATTTTCGGTGGTGTTCTGTTCTCCTACGGTTGGTGGCTTGTTTACAAACCCGTTGGATACATGGTGCTAGCTGTTCTGATCGTGCTTGCCGTAGTGGACAGTAGGCGATAATGGGTCTTGTCTTCAATCGTGGGCGCGAAGCGCCTGCCGTAAAGCGTTATTTCGGTATCGGCACGCCGCTTGATCTGGTTCCTACACGTATCGGCAATGTGTCAATGGGTCGGCGGTTGCCGATCATCACCGAAGATACTGCGCTACAGAATTCCGCTGTATGGGCGGCTATCCGGCTTCGCGCTGATCTGGTATCAACCTTGCCGATAGATGCTTTCCGAGATGTGGTTATAGATACCGAACCCCGCCAGATCGAAGCTCCGCTATCCCCGTTCATGTCTAACCCGGACTTCATGGAATGGCGTTACTCGAGTCAAGTCGAGCTTGACCGTTCAGGGAACTCTATCGGCATCATCACCGATGTTGATGCCGGTAACTATCCGACGAATATTGATCTTCAGCCGTCTTCGGCTGTGGCCCTGCTTTACCGGGAAGGCAAGCTAAGATACCGTATCGGTGACAAAGAATACGATCCGTCTGTTATCTGGCATGAGAAGCAATACACCGTTTCAGGTCTGCCGATGGGTTTGTCTCCGGTTCAGTACGCGGCGTACACGCTTGGCCAGTATAAGTCCGTTCAGGACTTCGCTACCGAGTGGTTCACTAGCTCGGCTACGCCTCGCTCACGCCTTAAGAACGTTGAGAAGCGGCTTAACCCGAAGGAAGCAACCATTGTCAAAGAGGCGTGGCGCGCCTCTCAGGCTACCGGAGAGCCGTTCGTGCACGGTAACGACTGGGAATACGCACTGATCCAAGGTGAGCAGAACGCTAACAACTGGATTAACTCTCAGAAGCTCGGGCTTGAGGATGTCTCGCGGTTCTTCAACTGCCCTGCTGATCTCATCGATGCGGCTATGGGCGGATCTAACGTCACCTACGCGAACGTTGTTCAGCGCAACTTGCAATTTCTGATCATGCATATGGGACCGACCATCGTTCGGCGTGAGAACGCGCTAAGCAAGCTTCTGCCACGGCCAAGGTATGTACGGCTCAACACCGATGCGTTGCTCCGTATGGACCCGGCAACAGCGGCCAGCGTTATTCGCACGAAGATTGAATCTCGCGTGCTGGCACCTAACGAAGCTCGGGCTATGGATAACCGCGCGCCGTTCACGGCAGAGCAGATCACTGAATTTGACCGGCTTGGCCTTAACCGTCGTAATTCTACGCCTGGTACTTCGCTTGCGCCTATTCCCGTCACGCAAGACATCCTAGATGCGGTTAACGAAGATGTTACCGGCATAAAAGGCGAGACAAGTCCTTTGATAGCGCCAGTCGCACCGAAGCCAGCACCTAGCGGGGAACCGTCACCGCCTAGCGATAACCAAGGAAATTAGAGCAATGGCCAAAACTGACACTAACCCGCGTGCTGACGCTAAGTCGTATAGCCCGGAAGATGTTCGTAAAGCTCGAGCTGAGCAGGCTCAGCGCAATGAGGTTCCTGGCGGTCAGCGGAGGGTTAAAGCCTTTCCCGGCCAGCTCACCGCGCGGCTAGTCGAGCGCGGCGGAAAACAGTTCTACCATCTCGAAGGTTTCGCCACGGTCTTTGAACGCGGCTATGAGATGTGGGATATGTTCGGTGAATACAAAGAAATCATGGATTATAACTCTCTGAGTAAGTCGCTGGCGGGTAATCCCGACGTTGCGTTTCTGGTCAACCATAGCGGCGTGACCATGGCCCGTACGACCAGCAGCACGCTTGAGCTGGCGACCAGGACCAACGAAGAGGGTTATACAGGTCTGCACGTTGACGCTTACCTTAACCCGGATCGCCAGGATGTACGGGACTTCGTTTCGGCTGTAGTTGATAAGAACGTAGACGAGATGTCGTTTGCGTTCATGCTGATCGAAGGTGAGTGGAACGACGATTTCAGCGTGTTCCGCATTCTTGAAGCGGATATCAACCGTGGAGATGTCTCCGGAGTCAACTACGGCGCTAACCCGTTTACGAGCATTCAGGCTCGTTCGGCGGATTGGCTGGCCGATATCAGCCGTGTTCCCGCTCCGGTAGCCCGTGAGGCGTTCGCGCAGATTCGCGCTCGGCTTGAAGGTCTAGGCGATATCGACCTATCGGATATCGCTGACTGGGAAATCGTAGACGAAACCGGCGATGACGATGAGGCGGAAACCGAAACCACCAAAGAGCGCTCCGCGCCAATTCCCGAGATGACAGGCAAGTCGGCCAAGCTTTGGAAGATGCGGCTCGAAAATCTCGACAAGTAAGCTTTGCCTTATACGGCAATCAGACCGTTAAGGCTTTTCCGGCTATCAGACCGGATGTATTACCGACGCATTCAACGGCAATCAGACCATAATTGCGTCTTTTCATTGGAACTATTGCAAAGGATACGGCCAAAATGGCTGGACTAAAGGAACTGATTGCCGGAATGGAAGTTGAGCTTGAGGCGGCAGTCAAGCGCGAGCAGAAGGCTCGTAAGGAAGTTGAAATCATCCTGGCTACCGCTCAGCAGGAAGGCCGCTCTAACCTGACTCAGGAAGAGGATGAGCGTTGCGAGCAGCTTTTCCAGAGCGCGGAGCTGGCTAAGGGACAGCAGGAAGGCGTTCGCGGCAAGCTGGCTCGCGCCAAGAAGGCTGAAGCGGAAGACGCTGAGCTTGAAGAGCGGCTTAAGACCACTAAGCCGACTGGCGCTACGCGCGAGCTTCCGAAGTACGACCAGGTTATGAGGGTTGGCAACGAAGAGCGCACTTATCACAAGGGCGTTGATCCTGCTGGTAAGCAGTTCCTTAGCGACGTGCTTCGCCAGTTCGTTTCTAACGACATTGGCGCTTCTACCCGTCTTGCCCGGCATATGCAGGAAGAGCGCGTGGAGCGCGGTCAGTATTTGCAGCGTGCTAACGACACCACGGCCAACTTTACTGGTCTGACTGTACCGCAGTACCTCACTGACATGGTTGCTCCTGCCGTCGCCAACATGAAGCCGTTTGTTGATCTTTGTACTAATCAGCATCAGCTTCCGGCTGACGGTATGTCGGTTAACATCTCGAAGATCACAACGCCTACTCAGGCGGGTCTACAGGGCTCTGAACTTACCAACCTGGCATCCCAGACCGCGCAGGACACTTTGCTGACCATCCCGGTTCAGACTGCGGGTGGTTTCGTGAACGTCTCCCGACAGGCGATCGATCGCGGTACCGGCATTGATGAGGTCATTCTTCAGGACCTTTTCAAGCGGTACTACTCAGATCAGGACAACCAGCTTCTTAACCAGGCGTCTACCGGGCTGACTGCCGTTGCTACGTCCACGGCGGCTACCACGGGTACGACTGGCGCTGGCGTCTATTCGGCGGTTATGGGCGCTATGGCTCGCCTTGAGGCGGCGCTTCTGGGTTACGGTACGCCTAGTCACGTAATCATGAACCCGCGTCGTTGGTATTGGTTTGCTTCTCAGATGGCTTCTCTCTGGCCGATTGTTTCTTTCCAGAGCCCGTCTGTCCCGACTAACCAAATTGGTTATGCGAACGCTAACGGCTACGGCTCTGACGTTCGAGGTACCCTGCCTAACGGTCTGGGCGTTGTGGTTGACGCTAACGTCACCATTACCAACGGTGGTACTCAGGATGTCATTTACGTGACCTCTCAGGATGAATGCC